ATGGCAGCACTAAAAGAGCCTGTAAAAATGTTTATTGTTCAGTCTCTTGCATGCTTTGAAACCCCTCAGCAAGTAGCTGATGCTGTCATGCAAAGATATGGGATCGAAATTGATCGCAGGCAATGTGAGAACTATGACCCAACAAAGTTTGCCGGCCGTAATTTAAGCAAAAAATTAAAAGACTTATTTAAAAGCACTCGTGAAGATTTTCGAAAAAATATTGAAGATATTGCGATTGCGAATAAGGCCTTTCGACTTATGGAGCTTCAAAAGATGTATGAGGATTCTGGTCGAAATAAGCGAGCGAAACAAAACTTACTGAAGCAAGCTTTTCAAGAAACCGATGGTCGTGTGACCAAGCAAGAAATCACTGGTGCTGGTGGTAAGCCAATTGAAACTATCAATCAAAATGTATCAATCCAAAGCTATCTCCAGGCCAGAGAAGGCATTCTAGATGAGTACTGATCCAGCACGTGAATTAGCTATACAGATTGAAGCTCAGGAAGATTTATATTTCTTTTCACGATATATGTTTAAGGAACGCCGCAAGTACAAGTGGATGCACAATTGGCATCATCGAGTAGTTTGTGATGCATTAATGAAAGTGTTCCGAGGTGAAACCAAGCGACTAATCATCAATATTCCACCTCGCTACTCAAAAACTGAATTAGCGGTGATTAATTTCATGGCCTGGTGTTTTGGCAAAGTACCCGATTGTGAGTTTATTCATGTTAGTTACTCAGCAACATTGGCAGCTAACAATGCTTTTCAAACTCGTAATTTAGTTCAAGAGACAGCTTTTAAACGTGTATTCCCCGAATTTCAGCTACGTGATGATAGTAAGGCTAAAGATGATTGGCGTACGGCGGCAGGTGGTGTGTGCTATTCCCAAGGTACTGGCGGAACGATTACAGGTTTTGGTGCAGGTAAAATTCGTAAGGAATTTGGCGGGGCTATCATCATCGATGACCCACATAAAGCCAGTGAGGCAAGTTCTGACACAATTCGGGGTAACGTTATAGAGTGGTTTCAAAACACACTTGAATCACGAACTAACTCGCCCGATACACCAATTATTGTGATTATGCAGCGTTTGCATGAAGAGGATCTTGCTGGTTGGTTGCTAGCTGGAGGCAATGGAGAGGATTGGGAGTATCTTTGCCTTCCTGCTATTCAGCCTGACGGCACAGCATTATGGCCAGCAAAACATTCCATACAGCGACTTAAGGTTATGGAGGATGCAGCCCCATATGTATTTTCAGGACAATATCGTCAATTACCATCACCGCCTGCAGGCGGTTTTTTTAAGCCCGATAGAATCGAAATTGTTGACGCTGTGCCTGCAGAATTTATTAAAGAAGTTCGTGCGTGGGATTTAGCAGCATCTGAGAATGAAGGGGATTGGACAGCTGGTCCACGAATGCTCAAAACCAAAGACAACATAATTTACATCGTTGATATGGTTCGCGGTCGATGGGGGCCTGATGGAGTAGAAAGCACGATTAAGCAAACTGCTCAAATGGATGGTAAGTCTGTAATGATTCGCTTACCACAAGATCCAGGCCAAGCTGGTAAGTCGCAAGCTAAAAACTTCATAACTATGCTGTCTGGTTTTAGTGTGAAAGCTGAAACCGTTTCTGGTGACAAGATTACACGCGCACAACCATTCGCAGCTCAGGTTAATATCGGCAACGTGAAGATGTTGCGTGGTGATTGGAATAAGCAGTTGGTAGATGAGTTAAGGCATTTTCCAAATGGCACGCATGACGATCAGGTGGATGGTTGTAGCGATGGTTTTAATGAGTTGAATGAAGCAAGGGTAGGAAAAAAACCAGCTGGTGCTGGCAGTCGAACCTATTGATAAGGAAAACACATGGCAAAGTCTAAAAAGGACAAAGCGTCAAAGAAGGCTTTGTCCCTAGGTAACTTATACACTCAAGAAGCAGTAACACGCTTTTTAGTTAATTTTGGCAAACAGCCAGATACTGATGAAGTACTACGTAAAGCTGGCATTACACGTCATAGATTACGAGTGTTATTAGATGATGATGAAATTGCTCAGGCCGTTGAAACTCGCATAGATGCATTGTTGGCTACTCCACTGAGAGTTGAGCCAAATGATACTGACGAAGCTGAGAAGTTAAGCCTCATATTAAAAGAATGGTTTCATGAGATTGCAGCCGGATCATTGAATGCATTGTTTTTCGGTTATTCGGTTCAAGAAGCGGTATATGAACTTAAACCGGAAGGCTATATCGGCCTGGAGTGGATTGGCGAAAAGCCAATGCAATGGTTTGAACCTAAAAATGATGGTCGTTTGATATACCGACAGGAAGGTACTGCAAACGAGCAAGAAGTAGATCAAGTCTTTAAATTCTTCTTAACACGACGCAAAGCTTCATATGAGCAACCATACGGTAAAGCATTATTGGCAACTCTGTATTGGCTGTTTTTCTTTAAGCAGAATGGATTCAAGTTTTGGGCTAAATTTTTAGAACGTTTTGGTACGCCGATTCTTCTTGGCAAATGTAAAGATACCGAAACTGAAGACATGAACAGAGCGCTACTAAATGCTCATGCTCAAAGTGTATTGTCGATTGATTCTGAAGATGATGTGCAGGTATTGGGCACATCAGGAGCTAGCGGCACAGCTGGATCTGCGTTTGAGTCTTTCAATAATCAGCTCGTACGACAGATTCAAAAGGTCATTTTAGGGCAAACGCTTACCAGTGGTACTGATGGAGTTGGTAGTAGAGCTTTGGGTCAAGTGCATGAAAATGTACGTATGGATAAGCTTAAATCCGATATTCGATTAGTTACGCCTACATTACAGGCAGTGGTTGATGCGATTTGTACTTTAAATGGCTGGGGCGTATATGAGGTGATGCTAGGCGAAAAGCCAAAACCACTCAATAAAGATCAGGCTGAGCGGGATGCACACCTTAAAAATGCAGGTGCTAATTTAACGCCACAATACTTTCAGCGTGAGTATGGGCTTCAAGAAGGTGATTTAGGTGAGCCAACACAAACAGGCTTCAATCAATTCACCGCATTCCCTCGCCAGGCATTCAACTTTAAAGCGTCAGCAAACAATCTTTCGCCAGAACAGCAAGAGGTTGAAGAATTAACAGATGGTCAAGGTGACTTGCAGCTTTTGAGTAATGAGCAGATCAAGCAGCTCGCTGCTGAGTCGGATGGTCCTGAGGGCCTGGTATTTAATTTGATGCAGTTGATTCCTACAGCATCTGAATCTCAGTTTAAGTCGAATTTAGATCAAGCTTTATATGCTGCAGATGTGTTGGGGTATGCGACAGCTCAAGGTGGGAAGTGATGCAGCTAAACAAAGTAACACCCAAGCAGAAAAAAGCGATCAAGAAATTCCATAAGAATCATCAAAATAATATTGGTGAAACCGAAGATATTGAAAAGCTACATTCTGAGTTTGCAGAATTTTTAAAAGTTTTTTGTGATTTAGATATTAGTGAGTTCGATAAATTTCAACGTCAAAAGCTGGGCCGATATTTTAGTCCACTTGATGATTATTTTAAGCTTTGGTTGAATGCGCGGTGTGTTTATGCAACCAGTCACATTTCTTGAAGCGCTTCAATACGCGCATAGCAAAAAGATCGTCTTGCCTGATGAGTTTTACTCAATGGACCTTAAGACTCGGCAGATGTCGACTACAGTGAGCTTTCTTTCGAGTCTTGAGCAAGTTGAGACAGTGATTAAGTCACTGAATAAAACATTGGCCAATGGTGGAACGTTTAATGACTTTCAGAAGCTCATTGCTGAATCTGAAATCATTCTGCCAAAGCACTATTTGGATACAGTGTTTCGTACCAATATCCAAAGTGCTTATGGTCATGGGCGATGGCAGCAACAGAATCGCAATAAGGATAAACGTCCCTACTTGATGTACTCGGCTATCGATGATAGTCGGGTACGTCCTGCACATTTGGCATTGAATCGAATTGTATTGCCAATTGATCATCCATTCTGGCTAACTCATTATCCTCCACTAGGCTTTCGTTGCAGATGTATTGTTATAGCTCTCACAGAGGCTCAGGCGCTCAAATACGGCATTACACCAGATGACAAGTTGCCAGAAGTCGCTGAGGCATTGGACTGGTCATCACATCCATTGCAATTTGGAGAACTGGAAGCATTGGTTGATAAAAAGATCAATGTTTCAGTACTGGATAAGGAATACCTCCTCGAGCAGAAGGAAGTCATTAAGGCGGAATGGACTGCATCGAAAAAGCTTACGAGTCTATTTGCTCCAATGGATGATAAGACTCGAGACTTATTCGATACGGTTGCAAATACAGTGATTCCATTAGATCCATCGATTCGACCAAGTGCGATTCGAACATTTTTGGATTACGTGCAAGGCAATGACCAGGCCATTACAAACTATTTGAATAGCAAAGCTGCATCTAAAGCTGATCAAGTACTTAAGCAATGGCTGGTTCAGGATATGGCAGCGATTCAGACAGTGGCTAAGAACACCTCAGAAGTTATTACAGGCACAACCACACTGGCTTATGCAGCTTCACTTGAAGTGGGCAAGGTGGTGACTCTAGATGCACCGATGCTTTTAGCAGGGCAATCGAACATCATGATTCAAATTGAGAATGCCAATGGCCTGGGGATTGATCTTGAAAAGTTGAATGCTGGTGAAGGTGTCTTGCTACCTTTGGGAGTCTCTTTTGAAGTTGTTTCGATGAAGATGGTTGAAGGGGTGATGGTTTATAAAATGAAAGCTTTAATGAACTGATTATATGTATTAGATTAAGGCACCATTTTTTATTAAAAATAATATGGAACTTATTTTAAAAACATTAACAGTATTAGGTTCGATTATTGGCCCTTTACTAATTGCATTTTGGAACAATCGTCACTTATCAAAAAAGCACACTAAAGATGAATTTGCAGAAGATGTAAAAATTGCTGAAAAATTTGAGGAAATTCATCTATTGAAAACTTCTCATTTAGTTAAGGATCGACTTGCTCAGCAATTATTTATGACTAAGAAAATCACCTACTTTGAGGTCTTATTTTTTTATCAGTACAGTGATATGGAACGATGGATTAATGATTACATTCGGTTCAAAGACAAAGTGAAGTTAATCCAAAACAGTAATGGCAAGATAATTAAAATTCACCATCCTCATTCCAGATTAAAGGTATTCGGTTTTTCTGTTGGTTATGTTGTATTTGCAATTTTAGCTCTACTGCCGTTTTTATTTATCAATTCATTTATTGAAATCTATGAAAGTCAGATGGCCTCGAAGCAATATTTAGTTATTTTCAATATGATGGCGTGGCCAATTCTATTTGCAATGCTAGCCTTAATATTTCTAATTGAAGGAGCAAAATACAATGAAATCAAACGTTTCATAGACAAGTTCGAGAGTAATGCAATTAAGGTTTAATAGAGAATTACACAAAGCCGCCCACGAGGGCGGTTTTTTTATGGAGCATGAAAATGCCAGAAGCTGAAAAGCCAAATCAGTATTGTTTCCAGCTCGGGCAACTGAGTGTCGACAATGCTGAAGACGGTAAGAAAAAACGTACGTTCTCAGGTGTTGCTTACAGTGGAGAACCAATTACTGACCACTGGTATTGGGATCGAATCATTTTTGATTTGGATTCAATGCAACTAAAAGGTCGTATCCCTGCGTTACTTGAACATCGATCAAGTCAGCGAGCAGGAGCAATTAATTCACATTCAATCAGCCATCAAACAGGTTTAACTGTTTCAGGCGATTTGATGAGTAACGAGTTTGGTGCTCAGGTGGCTCAAGACTCCGACGATGGTTTCCCTTGGCAAATGTCTGTTCGTATTGAGCCAACAGCTATTGAGGAAATTCAAGCGGGTGCATCTGTATTGGTGAACGGGAAAACACATCAGGGACCAATCACAGTATTCCGTGGCGGACGCATCCGTGAAGTTTCATTTTGTGCCTTAGGCGCAGATGACAATACAAACGCTGTGGCAGCAAGTCACTCACCTAAAAACTTTAATCAACCAGAGGACACAGACGTGACCGAATTAGAAAAAGCCCAGGCCGCACTTAAGCAGGCTGAAACTGATCGTGATGCAGCTCAAGCCGAACTTAAAAAGTTCAAAGCTGATAAGCGTGAAGAAGACATCAAGACGCTTGAAACAGCGATGAATAAACAATTCAGTGCTGAAGAAAAGAAATCCTATACAGATATGGATGATGCAGCTTTTGCATTTATGTCGCAGCAGTTAAAGCAATTCTCTGCTGGTAATCAACCACCAGCTGGTCAGCAACAACAGCAAAATACTACGGTGCCACCGCAATTCGCACACTTATTCACTCATCAAGCGAATGGTGGTCACGGTGATCAGCAGACTAACCAAAATGACACTCACAAATTTACTTCAGGTGCACAAGCATTTGCACAGCAAAAGGGGAAATAATTCATGGTAACTCACTATGTACCGCCTATCTCGGTCACGTCAAAACGACTGATTCTGGATAATGAAAAGTTACGTCGTGCTAATGCAAAAGTGCCGACAGCTACGGCATTTAAATACGGTGATCTATTAACACTGTCAGATGCCAATGTGCTGGCCCATGCCACTGATGAAAAAACATGGGATGTGATTTGTGGTCAGGATGTTACTGCTGCAGAAGCCACGATCAAAGCAGCCGCTGGAATTGAAATTCCGGTGTATTACGGCGGCGTATTCAACGTTGAAGCAGTGTCACTAGATGGAACTTTGCTCACAACTGCTCAATACGATGCAGCACGCGCCAAAGCAACTAAAAACAAAATCGAACTTTCGAAGGTGTAAATAACATGCCACAGTCTTTTAATATTGAAGGTGCTCCACTTGAACTTCTTGATGTGGGTGAGCTTGCACTGATCCACTCGAATTACCGTCCAATGGACACATGGCTTTTAGATAAGCTTTTCCCAAACCGCCCGTTATTCACATGTGATGATGTGCCACTGGCTGAATTGTCAGCTGAACATGATCTTGCGCCATTGGTATCTCCACAACAGCCTGGTAAACCATTTGATACTACTCAATCTGGTGAAGTGCGCCACGTTAAACCGGCTTACTACAAGCCAAAGAATCAGGTTACTCCAGCAGATACGTTTGAAATTGCATTACTGGAGCGTTTACGTACAGCAGGCATCATTTCTACGGGTAATCAGCAATTATCTGACCAAGAAAAAATGATCATTGCTCAGATCGCAGTGATGAAGCGTAATCATGACGCGATTGATAACTCCGTCTTGATGATGGCGATTGATCTACTTAAAAATGGTAAATACGCGCTTCATTCAGATGACTATGAATACAACTTAGTGGATTATCGCCGTGATGCATCTTTGACATTCACACCGCTAACCAAGTGGAATGATGTTGGTGCTAAACCAGTAACAGATATTCGCACAATGCTTGAACGTCAGTTGGCTGCTGATGGTGGTGAAGCAAAACTAGCTGTAATGTCTGGTTTGGTGTGGGCTGCTCTATGGAACAATGAAGAGTTCAAGAAAGAATTTATTACGCCATATGCAGGTATTTCTGTTCCAGTTAATCCAAGTTTTGGTGCAAAAGAGACTGCGACCTTCAAAGGTACTTTTGACGGGATCGAGTTCTGGGTTTATGACGCGACCTACCGAAACAAAGGTCAGGTGAAGCGCTTTATTCCTAAAGATTACTTCTCATTAATCTCTGATACGAATGGCTCAGTCGCTCACTGTAAGATTAAAAATATGTTGGCTAACGGTGTTGCTCAGCAGTATTTTGACCGTCAGTGGTACTGCGAAGATCCAAGCGGCATCATGCTGATGACTGAATCAGCTCCATTAGTTGTACCTTCTAACAAAAATGGTGTAGTCGGTGGTACTGGATTTATCACCTTATAAGGAGCACGAAATGCCAAAGTACATAGCAAAACAATCCATCGGGCATTTTATGCCAGGCCAAGAAATCACGGGGCTTGAAGCTAAACAACTTCAGGCCCTTTTAGCATCTGGAGCGATTGAAGAAGAAAAGGCTCCAGAAGAACCTAAGGCTGATGGTTCAGCCGCACGCTTAGCTGAGCTTGAAAAAGCCAATACTGATCTTATTGCAGCAAATAAGCTGATGACTGATGAAAAGGTCAAATCAGATCAGGAGAATGGTGAGCTTAAAGCGAAGGTTGCAGAGCTTGAAAAGGCTTTAGTGGCATCTGAAGCTGCCCTAAAAAAAGCAACTGCCGAAGCGAAGAAGGCTGCTTCAGAAGCTAAGTAGGTGATCCATGTATGCGACTAAATCTGACTTGGTGGCGCGATTTGGTGATGAGCTAGAACAACTGTTAATAATGCTACCCAATGTCACTGCTGTAGATGATGCCATTCAGGACGCGACAGAGGAGATTAACGGTCACATAGGTGGCCGTTATTCTTTGCCGCTACCTAACGTGCCAAGTAACTTGAAACGTATGGCATGTGATATTGCACGCTATCGCTTGTATTTCCAGCAACCAACGGAAGAAGTCCGAAAGCGCTATGAGGATGCAATCTCATTCTTAAAGCGCGTGGCTGAAAACAAGGCGCATTTACAGATCCAGTCTGAGGAATCGGACGAGATTATTGATGATGAGCCTACAAAGAAGCCAAGTACTTTACCTATTGGTAGTACTTATCGTGGTGGGGTATTTGGTGATGATGTCTTAAATATGATGCCTAGCATCAAGTGAGGCAATTATGGCGTTTGCAATCAAGATTGATTCAAATAGTTCAGCAATTGAGGCGGTAATGAGTCAATTGCTGGATATTGATGCTGAAAAAGCTCGACTTTATGAAGACATTGGCCTGGCATTAACAACCAGTGTTCAAGAAAGATTCATTGGTGGGTTTGATGTTGATGGTAACCCATGGAAGATATCTTGGCGTGCAAGCATGCAGGGAAGAGAGGGTATGCAAGGTGGTCAAACGCTACGTGATACTGGGCGCTTGATGAATTCTTACACATACAACGTTCTTTCGAATGGTGTTGAGGTTGGGACAAACGTCTTTTATGCGCCATACCTTCACTTCGGTGCTACGATTCTGCCAAAGACAAGCCAATACATTACCTTTGCTGTTGGTGGTCAATACAGAAAAGTAAAACAGGTGGTTAATCCTCCAAGGACACAATTAGGTATCAATTCTGCAGATGAAGAAATGATCCTAAATATCGTAGGAAGTTTTATAGATGAGTACCTTCTTCGCGGTACGTGATGAGATTGCAGAAAAACTGAAAGAAATTTCAGAATTTAAGCAGATTTATACCCCGCTAAATTCAGTAGTGGTCACAGAAATGTCGCAGGTCACTCCATCGGCGCATATCAACTTTGTACGCATAGACAAGAAAGCAAGCGCGGGTAAAGGGGGGATTAATCAGATTGGTCAGCAGTGGGCGGTGACTGTGGCGTGTCGCAATGCCCAGTCACAGAATAATGACGGTCGAGCAGTTAGCGATGAAGCGGGGCTTTTAACTGAAAAAGTAATTCAGCTTCTTTCAGGTTGGAAGCCGCAGTCTTCTCGCAATGAATTAGACCTGATTTCTGTGCGTGATGGTTATAGTCCTGGGTTTGCATACATCACTATTATTTTTGAATCACAAAAATTTATTTAGGAGCCATTCATGGCAAAACAATATAAAGCCCGGCAACCCGTCGGGCGTTTTTCTGCCGGCGATATTGTTGGTGGGCTGACAGAGAATCAAATCAGGAAATTACTCGCAGATAAAATCATTGAAGAAGTGAAGCCATCTGCTCCAAATAAACCCACTAAAGAGGTGAAAACCGATGGCTAAAAATTATATTTCACTCCAAGGTAAATTCTATTTATCTGAAATTGCAAATGGTGTTGCAGGTGCAATGCGCCATATCGGTAATGTGCCTGAGTTTGAACTTGAAATCACAACTGATCAGGTTGAGCACACAGAAAGCACATCCGGTCAGCGCACAACAGACTTTGTGCTGACAAAGACCACTGGTGTTAACTTCTCAGGGCAACTTGAAGAAGTGGATGATGCAAACCTTCAGTACATCCTTTCTGGTATGAAATCCGATGTTGCTAGTGATACGGTGACTGACCAAGCGTTAGGTACCGTGAAAGTCGGTGAAGAAATTAAGCTCAACGGCTATAGCCTTACAACAGTTTCGTTTAAAGCTGGTTCTACACCAGTGGATGAAAGCAAATATGACTTAGATGCTGTATTTGGTACTGTCATCTTTAAAGAGGCGATTACTGAGCCGGTTACCGCCACGTACACCACTGGTGCTGTAAGTCATACCACCATTGCAAGTGATTTCAATAAAGAATATGAGCTGTTCTTTAAAGGGATTAACACAGCAACTGGTGACAATATGGCGGTGCGCTTATGGCGTACGAAGAAATCACCAGAAACAACATTCCCACTGATTCACGAAGAACTTGGCCAGTATGAAATTTCAGGTCAGGCTTTATCAGATGTTAGCAAAGGATCAGATGAAACACTTGGTCTATATGGCCATGTGGTGACAATTCCGAAAGTGTAAAACCTCAGGCACAAAGAACTCCACGGCGCATATGCGTCTTTTTTTGTGCCTGTGTTTTAGGTGACCCCCTGTAGGGTTTTACGAAACCCTTGACAAGAATCTATATTTTTCAAAGCGAAGCCGGCCTAACAAGTCGGCTTTTTTAATGCCTGTCTATTATTCCAAGTGCATTCGATAGATAGGTTCACACTCAACTCAAGGAGTTATACATGAATGCAAAAATTGAAGTTTTAAAAATTGTTGAAGTTGATAATGGGGTTCCCAAAACAACCACACTACAAATAGCCCTAGGTCTAGGTATTCAGCATAAGTCTGTAATTCAATTGGTGAGAAGTTATAAGTCAGACTTTGATGAGTTTGGCCCATTGGCATTTGAAATGCGGATGGGTGCACCACTTCCACAAGGTGGTTATGGGCACTCTTTACAGTATGCGGTGCTCAACGAGCAGCAAGCAACTTTACTCTTAACGTATATGCGAAACAGCCCCAAAGTTCGTGAATTTAAAAAAGCATTGGTAAAGGCGTTCTTTGAAGCTCGCGCCTTATTGCAGACTGATTACTTCTCACTTGTTCAGAAGCGCGAGGCCTTAAATGCAAAACTTGAATGCGAAAAAGATATCGCAAGTGCATGCGGAAAAGGCCTTTCTGAGTGGAAGAAACAGCGAGACACCTTGCAAACAGCGATAGCAAATGTAGATCGACAAATTCAACCATGTCTTTTCGATTAACAATCTATGCCACCTACGGGTGGCTTTTAGAGATTCAATCATGAATGATTTCTTTTTAGCAAATAACCGCTCGCTCCCAATTAAAGTGCTTGGCAATGATATGGAAGTGAAGCAGCTGCAGATGCAAAACTTTGATATCTGGTCACCGATTGCATCAGTTATTCGTGACAGACTAAAGCAAAGTGATTATTCAGATTTAATCGGCGCAGGCCTGGTTAAAGATTATGGCGCGTATGTATTTCAACTTTGCTCAATGTGTACAAACACTGAAATAGAGACGCTATTAGATCTCGCTGAATCAGATCCGTTGGAGTTTAGCCATCTGCTTAAACATGTGATTGAAGTAAATGGTGCATATTTCAAAGAAGACGTTAAGCCAGGCCCTAAAATACGTAAGAAGAAAGGTGGTGTTGAACAAACTTGGTTTGATTCATTCCAGTACTTGATAGCGTATGGCCATCGACATGAGGATATTTTGCAAATGACCTATGGGGCTTTTGTTGGCTACTTAAAAGCGGCTGAAAAGTATCAACGCAACCGTGGTAAGTTTGATTCGAACATTATTCGGGCAGCTCACCATGCGGATAAAAAAGGCTTTATAACGTTCCAAGATGAGCTAAGTAAACATTGATGTAAGTTACGGTTTTCACTTAATATGTGCTCAATAATTATATTGAGGGTATTGGGGTGAGAAAGTTAGTTTTAATATTGGCTCTATGCATGTCTGCACAAGCATTTGCAGTAGATATGAGAGCACTGCGTGGTAGCAATGGTTTTGTTGAGCTTGGTAATTCAGAAGCAAAACTCAAGGATGTACTTGGACAACCCGAATCTGTAGATCGTCAAGTTGTGCACGACCGCAACGGATGGCCACATAAGGGCACAATCTACATTTATAAAGTAGATGGCCAGACCTACACCATTACTGTTATTGGTGGCAATGTTTACAAGATTAATTGGGAGCGTTGATTGTGAACCTTAAGGTTTTAATTGTGGCTGCCGTATTAATTGTTGGTGGGTTGTTTTACTTCGTTAATCAGAGCAATAAGGCTGATATGGAACGTCTCAAGCAAGCTGAAGTTGCGCATCAGCAGAAGCTGGAGCAAGAGAAAGTTGATGAGGCGAAAGCCCTCCAATTGTCCGCTCAACGACAAGCTGAGTTGGAAAAGACAAAAGCCTTGAAGGCAGAACAGGAAAGGCTGAATGGAGAAAAAAGAGCGAAAGAGTATGAGCGAGAGCGTCAGGAAAAAATTGCTCAAGAAAAAATCACAAAGCAGCAAGAGAGTAAGTATACAGAAGATGAGTGGTTGGCTATTTGCAAATCTTCAACAGGGGCTGCAAAAGCAATAATGAGTAGCAGGCAAAAAGGGGCCTCAATGACAGAGATGATGGATAAAGTCGTACGACCCGCTGATCCTGCAATTAAAGATGTTGCTAGAGCTCTTGTGGTTGATGCTTACAGCAGACCTAGATTTGATACGCCTGAATTCCAACAAAAATCAATACTGGATTTTGAGAATAGCGCATATTTATCATGTATAAAAGCAAGACCATAAAGCACCCTAGGGTGCTTTTTTTATTGTGCTTAATAGCTTTTTAAAGTCATCCTCAGAAATTGGGGATTCAGAATAAAGCCTATTAAGTTCTTCCTCTCTTTCAGATAGCTTCATAATTTCATTGAATAGAAGCTCATGTTTATCAATTTGAGATAAAAGATCTGTTGATGGATTGGACTCATACTGTTTTTTGAGTTCATTCATTGAGATGTAATGAGTTGTAGCCAGTACCCTTAGATAAGACAGTAAATAACCTTTAGCAAAATTAATATTATTAATATTTATTGTTGAAAATGACTCCTCTAAACGAGCAACAATATCTGCATTCATTGAGCGATTATGCTCTTTGGCTGATTGGGAGATTTTCTCTCGTAATTCTTCAGACCAACGCAACTTATATTGCGGATCTCTTTGGTTTTCACTCATGGGACAAAAGACCTTTTAGTAACTAATTTGAGTCTAATGTACCCAAGAGGTGTTGACAATGCTCCCCAAGAGGTTCATTATTAAATTAAACCCAAGAGGTTTATTTTTAAATCAAGGAATTACTAATGGAAAAGCAAAGAGGTCAGCAATACAAGTTGCGTTTTTTGGATGATCAGGATCATCAGAAACTAAAAGAGGTTGCTAAAGAAGATCATCTGCCGATGAACTGGCTTATCAATCAGGCAATTAAAAAGTTTCTAAAAGAGCGCGCGAAAGCATGAAATCAACAGACAACAAAAAAGCCCATGATCTTGGCGGACAGGGCTTGATTGAATTGTCAACAACTTAAAGGAAAGTCAACATGACTACTATACAACAAAATCTTTTAAACCCAAACAACCAACCATTAATCATTGGTGAATTTTCAATTCGTCAGGATGAAGATGGGCGTTACTGCTTGAATGATCTTCATAAAGCTAGTGGTGGTTTAGCTAAACACAAACCATCGAATTTTATCCGCAATCAACAAACTCAAGAGTTAATTGTTGAGATTGAGCAGGTCTCAGATGTGAGCTGTGCGAATTTTGACCGATGCTCAAATATGAGCATCGGTCAAAAAGCAATCAATACTGTAAAGGGTGGAGTTAAACAAGGTATGTATGTAGTAGAAGATTTAGTCTACTCATACGCAATGTGGATTTCTGCAAAATTTCACTTAATGGTTATCCGTGCTTATAGAGCACAAGTCATGGAATGGATGATCGGCGGTAAGCAAACCATCTCACCAGAGCAAGCAGGCATTCTTTACAACATTGTTCACACTCGCGCTGGAGAAAATAAAAATCTCATTGTGCAAATGTGGAGTCGTTTAAAGAATCATTTTAAATATTCTGCAAGCTACCGTGAGTTGCGTGCCATTCACTTTGAAGATGCAAAGCACTATTTGGAAGTGATGGATTTAAAAGGGAAACAGACAGCTCCAGAAAAGCCAACCGAGCAAGTGAAGCCTTTAGATGGCGAGGTGTATGAGCTTGTGCGCCAACTAACCGAGGCGATTATCTTGGAGAATGATGAGATTGTTCCAATACTTCAAGCAGTCAAGATTATTGATGTGAAAAAGTTTGCTTACCTATCTCACAAAGTGGTTTGGGCGAACGAGCGTGCAAGAGATCTAAGCCGGGTGCTAAATTTTAGAAATAAACTGGATGAGCCTTTGATTGATGAAAATTGCAGAGTTATCTCGCTTTCAACTGGGCAACGCTTTATAGCAAGACCGAATTGGTTTAATTGTCCTGCGTAAATAAGAATGATGACCACTCTTCGGAGTGGTTTTTTATGTCTAAAATTAAAGGAAAAAGTTCATGGCTGGAAAAAATCTAACGTTCAAACTTATTCTAGATGGTGATAGCAAAGGTCTGGTAGCTGCTGCAAAGCAATCGGAAGATGTCACTAAAAAAGTATTCGAAACCATTAGAACTGAAGCAAAGAATGTTCAAGTGGATGCTTTAATCGGTGAGCTCAATAAAGCCACTAAAGAAATCGGTAACCTCGGCGATAAAAGTACAGTTAGCGCAAGCCAGCTTCGAGATATGTCGATGCAAAGCCAACAAATGATTGGAGCATTGAATACTGAGCTTGTTGGTGCTCAGGCCGAGCTTGTTGAGCTATCACAAACAAAAGCTACGCCGTCAGATATTCAAAATGCCGTTAATCGCGTTGCTGACCTTAAAGCATCGATCCAAAGTGTTGAGGCTGCATTTGGTATTTATGAAGCAACTGCCACCGATGCAATGGTTGGTGTAGATAAAGCCGCAAGTAAAACTATTTCTGAAGTTCAAAAATTTACGTCAGTAGATTTAACCAATATTGTTTCTGAAGCTCAGAGCGCCACTCGTGCAATTGACAGTATGGGTGATGGTGCTGTTGTTTCAACAAAAGAGGTGGAACGGATTGGTAATATTGGTACAGATAGTATCAATGCGCTTGAGCGTGAGCTATCAGTAGCAACAACTGAATTTAAGGCGCTTACTCAGTCGTCTGAAGCCGTTTCTTTTGAAAAATTTAACGATGCCAAAACAAAGGTGGATGCATTAGAAGATGCATTAACTTTAACCAAAACAGCATTTTCAGACTTTAATGTGAAAGCCACTTCAGCCATGAAGAGCGTATCCGATAGCACTGATAAGGCTGCGGATAGTGCAAAACAAGCTGGTAATGATATTTACAGCGCATTAGGTATTAAACCACCCACTGTCATTAATGATGCGATTACAGACCTATCTCAAAAGCTTGAGAACTTTAAAGCCAGTAGCAAACTACCGGCAGAGGAAATTACCCGCGTTACCAAGATTACCGAACAGGAAATTGAACGCTTAAAAAGTGAATTAAATGGTGTTGATTCAGCAGCCGAAAAGGCAAATTCAGGCGTTTCTAACCTATCCAAAGGAATGGATGGTGCTAAGTTTGCTGTAAATGCGCTTGTTGGTGCTATGGCTACCATTGGTGTTGGCCTGGGAATTCGTGAACTAGCCGAAACAGCAGATGCTTATACTAATCTTTCAGCACGTATCAATATCGCCACCAGTGAAGGTGGTAATTTTCAGCAAGCCATGGCGGGTGTGCACCAAGTAGCGTTGGCAACAAATACCAGTCTAGATTCAACTGCTGGCTTGTTTACGAAAGTGAATGATGTTGGCAAGCAAATGGGGATGACTCAGCAGCAAAGCTTAGATCTGGTCAAGACCATTAACATGGCCATCCAAACTGGTGGTGGATCAGCGCAAGCGAGTGAAGCCGCAATTGTGCAATTAACTCAGGCTCTGCAATCTGGCGTACTTCGTGGTGATGAGTTCAACTCGATCATGGAGCAAGCTCCAGGCATTTCAACAGCATTAGCCAAGTCTCTAGGTGTTACCACTGGTGAGCTGCGCAAGATGGCTGAAAATGGTGAGCTGTCAGCAGAAAAAGTAATTAAAGCACTGCAAGATCAGTCAGCAGCGATTGAAGCGGATTACGCTAAATTTCCAACCACTATTGGAAATGCGCTACAGAAGATTTCTACACAGTGGCAAATTTTGATTGGCGAGATGGATCAGGCTAATGGGTCAAGTGCCGCCGTAGCAAATGCTCTATCAATCATCGCTGATAATCTTGGAATTCTAAAAGTATTCTTTGATGATGTAGCTGAGGGGGTTGGCTGGTTCCAAGATAAGTTATCTGAGGTTGATCCTTCTACAATTGAAGCATTGAGTAGCACTTTGTCAGCGGTCTATGACACTGTTAAAAGTTTAATTTCTAACTTGGCTGGAATCGCAGAAACAGCATGGAGTGCTTTTACATCAACTTTGGATGCTATTGCACCTCTATTTAATGCCATTTTAAATGGTAAAGAAGATGTAAGTGGCTTAACAACACTATTTAATGTTTTTAAGATTGCTCTAGGTGTAGTTTCAGATGCGGCTACAGGTCTAAATATTGCGCTTAAATTGCTTCTTGCTGGAATTCAATTTATTTCAGGTGGTATTTACTCCTTAAGTGCTGCTGTACTTGATTTCTTGGGATTTGATGACCTGGCAGCACAAGCCCAGAATGCATCTGATGCATTATTTAGACAGGCAGAAAAGAATACAGCTGAAGCCAAACGTCTAGCTTTGGAAAGCAAATCAGCTACCCGTGAAGCCATTAAAGATATTACTCAAACAGAGGAAGAAGCCAATCAGGAACGAGCAGCCAACAGCCAAAAGACACTGGACGAATTAAAAGCCCAGGAGGAAAAACACAAGGCTGACTACAAGGCCATCAGTGATGAGCGCATTCAACTAGAGCAGCAACTCCATGAAGCACGCAAAACAGGAAGTCAGGCTGCAATTGATCAGGCTGTAAAAGGCCTTGCTGAATTAGATGCCAAGGAAAAAGCCTATCAGGCTGAAAGCCAGAAAATCACAGATGCCAAAATTCAGGCTGCTCAGGTCGTAGCGAGTGCAATGATTCAATCTGCAGATGCTGCAGGGATGGCACAACTCAAAGTACTAAATGCTCAGCTAGCAGCACAAGGTTTGCAAGCAGAATTTGATAGCACTGGAAAGGTTATCGTAAAAGCCATGGATGACGGTGCAAAAGCTACCGAAAACCAAGGCAATGCCACAGATAAAGCTCGAAAAGCGGCAGCAGCCCTCGGGATAGATTTAGATGTTTCTTTAAATAGGGTTTCAGCAAAATTCAAGGAAACAGAAGGCCAGCTAGATAACTTTGTAAGCGGCCTTGAAGATTTAGGTGTTGAGGGGCAGCAAGCCGGCGATGTAACATACCAGGCCTGGTTAAAGTGGCTTGAAACAGCCAAAAGTCAGGCTGAAATTGATTTTGCTAAAGCCAAATTAAAGGAGTTTGGCGACCAAGGTCAAATCTCTACATCGCAAGTAGAACAAGGCTTAATTGCTGTTAAGTTTCAGGCTCAAGAGCTTCCAGACGATATAAATCCAGTAACAGAATCTTTTAAACGGCTAGGTATTGAGACAAAGGAAAATCTCAAACTGGCAGCTCAACAAGCATTGATGGATTTCATTAATGTGCGCGATAGCGGTCAAGCAACTGCTGAGGGCGTTCAAAAAGCTTATGAGAGAGCAGCTCAAGCCGCAGCGGCTTCTGGTGATGCAGGACGAATTGCAGCTGTTAATGCAATGAATGCAGGACGTAACCTTGAAGTCCAAATAGATGAGACTGGAAAAGCTTCTGTACAAGCTATGGACAAATGGACTTCAGCTAATCATCGGGTAAGAGATTCTGCGAGTTCTATTGGCGATGGATATCGAGAAGCTGGCCAAACTGGTCGTGACGAAGCTGATTCTGTTAGAAGTGCTTGGGAAGAAGCGGTTAGTGCAGCATCGAGTGGCATGCATGAGACTCGAAAAGGTACCAAAGGTAAGATGGCTAAGAATGCCGGGGATATCGAAGCTGAGCTTAAAGCCATGGGATATTCGGATGCAGCTGCTAAACAGTATGCAAAAGATATCTATGAAGGAACCAAAGGTGTGAATGGCTATAAATCATCAGGCTTTGGATTCTTTGGTGGCTTAAGCAACGTGGAACAAGTGAATGCAGAGTTAGAGCGTATGCAGCAATATGCGCCTAATAATGTGTCTACTAAGGCGAGTGGATTAGGATCTTCATCAAAGAGTATTTCATACGAACTCAAATTAGGTAATGAAACAGTGCAACTAACAGGATCAGCTGAGAGTCAATCAAGCCTTGAAGCGATGCTTAAACAGTTGGGTACATTGAGTAAATCAACATGAAAATAAAACGCATCTCAACATCAGAAACCGTCTCAATTGAAGACGGTTTTTTTTGGTCTGATGAATTTAGTTGGAAGGCCAAAGAGCAGTCTTTGGAGTATGCCATGGATGGAACGCCAAATATTCAAGAAGGTACTAAGCTCTCAGGTCGGCCAATCACTTTAGAGCCTGCTGACAGTGGCATGGGGTGGGCAACGTTAGCTGTCGTTCGTAAGTTGCAGGCCTGGTCAGTGCTCAATGAACAGTTTCAGATTCAATTTGAATGGGCACATGACACACGTACTTTTAACGTGGTTTTCAATCATGTAGATGGTGCTTTAGAGGCAACCCCTGTGAAAGGTATTCCACCGGTATCACTGGATGACCACATGAACTTAACGCTCAGATTTTGGAGTGAGTAATGCCAATTGAAACCAAAGATTTAGTGATCTATCACGCTGAGCGTGACACCGATAATGCCGATGGTGGCGGGAAATATAATGGCCAGATTGTGGCAGACGGTTTAAGTAATAACTTATTCAATGACATTTCTGAACTAGATCGTACCGTCGGTGATATATCGATGCGAAAGATCTTCCCAGCTGTTGTGACAGACGACACTGACTTACTCATGGGTGCAACAGTCTTTGTATCTGAGCTACCTAAAGATCCAAACGTATCAGCACTGCTATTTAGCACTGAGTCATGGACTGATGAACGCCAGGCCGCACAAAACCGAGTCGAAAATTACTTAGCCAAAGGTGGTCAGATTGCAGGAACACCACTTGATACCCATTGGCAAGGAATGTCATCACTGCAGGTGGTGATGTTTCCCCAAGAGACAGAGTCAAATGTCGGGGATACGATTGTATTGATTTCGGATGAAGGCAAAGCACTTCAATTCGAACAGTATGTGCGGATTACCAAGGTTGATACTCGCACTGCGGTGATGGTGGTTGACGGCAAACCAGTTGAATACAAAGTAGCCACTTACCAAATTAATGATCCTTTAGAGCGTGATTTTGTCGGACTTTCAGCACGTCAGTGGTATGCCGGTAATACACAGGTTAAAACCATTCTCCGCGATACGCTCGTGGCGGACACTGGGTTGTATTATTCATCTACTCAATTGGCATCTGATGCAACCGTGGGGGAATACACCGTAAATGCTGATTCAATGTTTACTCAATTGATCCCATCTGCACAGAGTGAAACACCGATCATTGATGTCAATGCTGCAGGTGAAAGTGTTGTGTTGGTGCCGGGTAGCGATGGATTGATTACAGTGAACTATGCATCACAAGTCGTGAGTGAAAGTCAGAACTTATATATCGGCTCTGCAGTCATGCCAAGTTCTGTGTCATTTACCATGCAGGGCCAATCTATTACAGACCAAGGTGGATTGCTCAAGAACTCGCTTGGTACGCAGGTCGGTACGATCGACTATCAGCGAGGTCTAGTGAAATGGACCTCTGCTGCACCAACCGGCACCATGAGTTTAAACATTGCGTTTAAGCCGGCTGCCGCACCGAACCAATATTACCAAAGCAGTGCTATTCCAGTGACTCAAAACAATCAAAGTACCAATTGGTCTGGCGTATTGATTCCGATCCCTGCACCTGGTGCATTGTCTATTTCTTACATGGCTCAGGGTAAGTTTTACGAGCTCAAGGATGATGGCTCTGGTCAGCTAAAAGCGGCAAACAGTTCTTTTGGGTCGGGGATGATCAATTACGAGACAGGATCATGGCTTTTAACTGCAGGTGCATTGCCTGATGTGGATAGCGTGATTCTGCTGAATTGGGGTACACCGATTGTGACTTTTGTACGCTCAAATTTGAGTGTTGAAAAAGCTGCTTTTGAATTTGATCTAGGTCATCTAGGGGTATTACCGGGCGTGACGATTAATTGGTTGCTTGAAGGGGAAGTCAAAACGGCAACATCCAATGCTCAAGGAAAATTTACTGGTGATGCTACGGGCTCAATTAATTATGCATTAGGCACAGGCAAGATCATCCCAAATAAGTTACCGCAGAAATCGACAACTTTTAATGTGATCTATAACTTCGGTACTTCGATTACACAAACCAAGAATGATGTTATCCCGGAATCCAGTCAAAAGTTGGTATTCACAATTGGTACAGGTTCAGCCATTCAGCCGAATAGTGTTGAGTTGGAAATTCCTGTGTCAACTGAAACAGGGAATTTTGCAACGAATGTATTGCTGACAGATGTACCGGTAACAAGCTCGTTGGGGAATTTAGTAAATAGTCGAGGCGCTGTGCAAGGTTCAATTAACTATACGACAGGGCTTTGTGAGGTCACACCAGAAACGGTTTACAAGCAATTTATTACTAAATTTGAAGCTGCTGTTACTTATGGTACCGCTTAGGGGATTTCTATGACTTTTTATAGTCCACAAACATCCAGTATTGTTGGCGAAGAAATTACTTTAAAAGCATTCAATACTGCTGATGTAAAAGTAAAGTATCGCGACACTTCAGGCTCAAATTCATCTACACATACGATGACTGCAGATAAACTCAAAGTTGATTTGTCCTCAGGTTTTGATGAGCAGATTCTCACGGGTTCTGCCCGCTTCAAGGTTGGATCTGATACCTTCTTGGACCGCTCTGGTTTGCTGTATCGCAATGTGGATCCTGCCACTAATTCAGGTATTCAGTCAGGTGTCATCCAGTATGGTACTGGTGTTGTCGAAATTGATAGCTGGACGCCTAATGCTGATAACACGATTCAATTGCAATCATTAACCACGACAACGGATCTACCACCAGTTAATAAAATTGCTTTTCGCACACCAGTGATTCCACTTCGGGTGCAGTCTTTAACTGTGGTCGTGGGCACGCTTGAGCATGGCCAACTCACACTGACGGCCGATGAAAATGGAGTGATTGAAACATCCCGTGCTCACGGAAAAGTGAATTGGGATAACGGGTTTGTGCAGATCTATTTCTACACCAAAACTGAAGTTACAGTTGATAATCGTACGGAGTTAGAAGCTAATGATTGGTACGATCCGCTGCTTGAATACGAAGAAGCCGGTAAAGTTTATATCAATGTGCCGGTGTGGGTGGATGCTTCAAGCGTTCGCTATAACGCCATTGCTTATACCTATCTGCCGATTGATTCTGAATTGCTGGGCTTGTCTGCAACGCGCTTGCCAATTGATGGGCGTGTACCAATCTTCCGAGTTGGTGGCATTGGTATTGTCAGCTCAACTAAGTCACAAGCATTACCAAGTGCGATTGCTGGTATGACCTATGACTTAAATGATCAGCGTATTGCATGGTGTGAGCTTGAAGATACTAATGGAGTAAAAGTTGGTTATGACTTGTATACCGTGGATTATGACTATGGTCGCGTGACTCTAGGTGGTGACTTTACGCTGCTAGGTTTGGTTGAGCCATTAACTGCCAAATATCGTTATCAAGATATGGGGCAAATTAGAGATGTGCAAATTAATGGCCAAGTCACATTTACCAAGCCTTTGACGCACAACTATGATGCAGACAATACGATAGTTGGTTCTGCATTGGTCATTAATGACATGCAGGCGCGTTATACCCGTAAATTCGTGCAGCAGGCCTGGTCGAATCAATGGTTGGATGAACCGACTGGCACATTGATAAGTGCGAACTACAATGATTCTTTGTATCCGATTCAAGTCACAAACAAAGGTGCAATTCAAGAGCGTTGGTATATTCAATTTACTGATACGCAATCATTCAAGTGTGTGGGTGAATATACGGGACAAATTGCTACAGGAACTATTAACACTGACTTTTCTCCAATTAATCCAGTAACAGGTTCTCCTTACTTTGTGATTAAGAAAGAAGGTTGGGGAAGTGGTTGGTCAAATGGTAATGTCCTGCGATTTAACACTATTGCATGTAATTTTCCTGTATGGGTGATTCGTACGGTGAAACAATCTGAGCCCGCAGTAATTTCGGATGCATTCCAAATCATGCTGCGCGGTGATATTGACCGTGTTATTTAACAATTAAATTCAATATGGCCGCTTATGCGGTCTTTTTTATGGGTAATCAACATGGTTGCAAAGACAGATATCAAGTTTTATGTGCACACCAACAATAATGCACCGCAATTGCAAAATGCTTACGGCTCTATGATTAATGTGCTTGATGCATGTTTGGTTGATGGTATTCATATTGGCTCGATTTCATCATTAACAGCATCTGGAAAAACAGTTACCGCAACATTTAGCTCTGCGCATAATTTAATGCAGTACCAAGTAATTAAAATTACAGGTGCAACACAAGCAGAATTCAATGGTGAACATCGAATTTTAACGATTCCAGACTCAAGTTCGCTCACATTTGAGTTAGCAGCTGCGCCTAGCGTACTAACTGCTACAGGTGCGATTAGTGCATCATTACCACCTTTAGGCTGGGAGAAACCATTCTCTAGCAGCAATCCGAATGGTGGTGGTAAGGCGGCATATCGCTCTTTAAGTCTATTATTGCCAAGTCGACCATTTTTGCGTGTCGTAGATGAATTAGACCCTGCATACACAGCAACTTATGCTAAATATGCAAAGGTTGGCATTGTAGAAGATATGACTGATATTGATACGATGCTTGGTGTGCAAGCGCCATTTGATGCAGCAAATTCAAATAAAAATTGGGTTGGAATTGGATCAGGCACTGCAGCAATTAATGGTTGGGCGCGATGGTATTATGCACATGGTCAGCATGTAATCACTAGTTCTGTTGACTCTGGAGCGCCAGCATCGGGCAATAGAAACTGGATGTTTGTAGGAACAAAAGACAATTTCTTTTTTATGCCTGCTCCACTTATATCCAGTGCAGATGCTTTACTATATGGATTCGGATCATTTGAGTCTCTAATCGATCTTGATCAAAGCAACACATTTCTTTCTGCTACAGTAAATTCAGTTTCTGTGGCTACAGCATTTGCAAAATCTACATTTACTCCACTTAGTAGTGTTAGCAACAACGCTTTATTATCGGATTGTTTATTGCTACAACGCAAATATAGCCAAGAGGGAGTTAGTAACACGTCCGCGATTTCTACTATTTACACCGGGTCAACTGTAATGTACTCAGGTTCTTCAAACTATATTGCTGCAACCTCATTGATTCCTACAGTGCCACAATCAGATATTTTTATTCGTGAAAGTGGGAATATTTTGCGTGGACGTGTGCCTCTGGTTAGTTTTTTATTTCAGAACAAGCCTTATAGCAACAACCAGATTTTTAGCAAAGATAATGATGCATATATAGCTAAAGACATCGGCGCATTTAATGCATATGGTCAGATTGTGATTAAGATTGGTGACTTATGAATATAAATATCAATGTTAAATCTGTTCGGGTTGTTACAAATGAGAACAATCTTAGTTATGACAAGGCATTCTCAATTAAAGGTACAGTTAAGGCTCAAAATGTGCCTATCCCATGTAGATTGAGGCTATATGAGAAACAATCTGGGCGTATGGTGATGGAAACTGTTACAGATAATTCTGGGAATTACAGTTTTGATTATTTGAACCGTGCGAAATTCTTTATTGTCGCTCATCACCCTGAAAATCAATACAACGCAGTCATTCAAGATAACGTGGTGCCGAAATGAATACACCATCAAAATTAGCAAGCTTAACAATGCTTCGAGCATTAGTGAATTACTTAGATCAGGGTAGCTCAAATGCTACCCTGATTTTTTATGATGATATTAAGCCTGACTCAATCAATATAAATGCAGATGATGCAGCAAAACTTCTCATACTCAATTTACCAAAACCTTGCCTGAAATCTGTGAATGAAAACAACATAGAGCTCTTTGCTTCAAATGCAGGTATTGCCACAAAAACAGGCACAGCAATATGGGCGAGAATATTTAATGGTGAAGGCTTAGCTGTATTCGATGTATCTGTTGGATCAGACATTGTTTTGGACAATGCTGATATTGTGATTGGTTCTAGCGTAAAGCTTGATGTGATTTATTTAAGCCCCCAATCTTAAAAACGAGGTGGTAAATGTCTGACTACACACCACCAGATGCTTTAAATGTTGTTCTGAATTTCACCAAAGAATCTACTTTTGTAGATAGTCATAATGTAATACTGAACTTTGGCACAGAAGATGGATTTAATTACGCCAACTTTGGTATTAATTTAGCCTTTCAAGTCAGAGCAGTTGGTACTGTCGAACCTCCTGTTGATATACCAGGTACAGCAAACATTGCAGTTGATACATCACTACTTTTTGGTGCACAAGGCACATTTGATATTAACCATATTTTAGGGGTATCAATAAACCTTAACGCACAATTCGAAAAGGCTTTCGCGAGTTTAAGTGTGGTGGAAATCCCGTGGTCTAAGCCAATTCTCAGAGTCTCAAATGAGGCTCTTTTTTTTGATAAGAGCATCATGGTTTCTATTCCTGTAGAGGTTGAATTCAGTGAGTCAACATTATTAAGCAAAGCTGTCCGCATATTGCATGAGAAAGCAACTGGTTTAAGTTCAGATGTCTGTATGGCATGGGAAACAGGTAATACATGCTTTATCCACCAGCACTATGTGAATGAAGAATCCTTTAAGATTCAGCACAACCGTGAATCAAAATGGCAAGAAATGATTCATCGGCGCAAGCAATTTACTTATTCACATGAAGTGGCTGAGCAATTTGAAAAACACTTTTCGTTTGAATGGGATAAGGGCTTAGAGATCATTACGAAGACTGAATTGCCTTGGGATAAAGCCAAATCTATTCACTACCGCAAGCATCCGATTCAGCCTTGGCCAAAGCCTGAATTGCCTGAATACGTGGGTGATGGGAACCTTAATTTCATCTGTCTTTGTCATGACGTTGATTCACATAACGTTGTTTTAAATTTTGGTGCGGATGATTGTATTCCAGCACTACCTCATAAAAGCTGGTGGTATATCGTGAATAATTTAAGTGCTGAACGCTTAGATAATGGTGAGCCGATTAAAGTCATTAATGGCACTTATAGCTGCAGCCGAAGTACATGGTGCTGGTCATATTCAATTACCGTGGCACATACGGAGAAAGAAAAACTACAGCCAATTGATGATCAGCCGGTGATTCTGAAATTGATGATCAATGGTTTTGAACATCATGTTTTACTTGAAACGGAAACTGAAACGATTAAGTTTGCGAACAAGTCATACACTTATGATGGTCGAAGTGTTACAGCGCTGAATGCAGCGGATTACGCCGCTAAACGATCATTTATCCAAGACAATGAGCGAACGTCTGTACAGCTCGTGCAAGCAGAAATTGATCGATCACAATCTGGTACCGAGCTGGACTGGAAGTTGATTGATGACGTCGGTTGGATCGTACCGGTTGAGAGTCTGAGCTATGCCGAACTTGCACCCATGGATGCGATCAAACAAGTGGTCGAAGCTGGCGGAGGTTTCATCTATAGCCAAAAATCAGGTAATACGCTTTCAATCTTGCCTCGTTATAAAAAGGGCTATTGGGATGCTATGTCCGTGGACGACTACGACATTCTGATTTCACAGAGTATCGTGATTCAACAAACCATTGAACAAAATAAGGATTACATCGCCGACTACAATGCCATTAATGTCGTGAATAGCCGAAGTGGCAACAGCCTGACTGTGAAACAGCGCAATACTGCAGGTGATGTTCCTCTTGAAGCTGTGAGTGGCCCAATGTTTGATGTCGTGTCAGGTGCAAGCTTTGGCAAGATGGAGTTAATCAAAGCCAATATTCAGGAATTTCACACTTTATCAGGTTTGCCAGTCGCTCTAGATATTGGTGAGATGTTGCCAGGTAAAACTGTGGCATTCCACGGACAGTGGTGGGGTGTAATTGATTCTGTAAGTGGTTCATTTAGTCATGGAAAAGTGACGGAATCCATCAAAGTGGAGCGCATCCATCGTGAGTAATCCATTATTTGAACTTCGTAAACTACTGAACCCGACACATGTTGAGTTAATTGGAACAATTACTTCTTCAAGCCATCCTGAGTACCGTGTTCAAGTGGATGGAGGATCTGGACCAGTACTTTGCACAAGCGGGACGGTCTACAACATAGGGCAACGTGTATTCATTTCAAACCAACAAATCTTACGGCCAGCTCCATCAGGTCAACACAGTCAGATTGAAGTCTGAATCATTTAAACAATGGCACCGAAAGGTGCTTTTTTTATGCCTAAAAATTAGGGGGATTCATGCAAGAGCATGAGAGAAATTTACTACTACTCATTGTCATTGGGGCAGCGATAGGCTTTGCAAAATTGCTTGTGTCTGATGAAAAGCTGACATGGCGTTTGGCAATTGGTCGAACAATTTTGGGGTCTGCAACATCAACAATCGCAGGAGCGGTCGTTTTACAAATACCTGATATCAATCCTTTAGCATTACTAGCCATTGCTTCTGCAGTGGGTATTTTAGGAAGTGCATTTATTGAATCTTGGCTTAAATCACAGGTTACAAAGTGGAGTATCAAATGAAGTTAATCGACAACTGGAAGCAGGCTTGGAAACTCAAGTCAGTACAGATAGGCGCAATAAGCGCCTTTTTTTATGCCTTGATTTTATTCTCAGAGCAGTTTTTAAATATCTGGAATGTTATTCCACAGGAACTTAAAAACAAGATTCCTGAAAACGTTGCTGAATGGGTGGGTATATTTGTTGGTGTAGCAATGGTGCTTGCCCGACTTAAAAAGCAGCCTGAACTGCACGATGTAAATCAATTTGTGACAATTACAGCAGGGCATAGCAACTCGGATCCGGGTGCTGTAAATGGCAAATACAAAGAGGCTGAGTTAGTGCGACAATTCCGAAATGCTGTAGCACATTATCTTGCAGCCGCAGGTCTGTCTTATAAAACTGATGGTGCAGGCACAATCAATCTTCCTCTAACTAATGCAATTGCTTTAGCAAAAGGCGCATCAATCGCAATTGAATTTCACATGAATGCTGCAGCATCACCGCAGGCCAATGGGATTGAAACGATTGCTTTACCAAAAGACAAGTTGCTTGCTCAAAAGTTATCAAAAGCCGTGGCAGATGTATTTGGGTCTCGGTTGCGTGGTGATAAGGGGTGGATTGATCAATCACAGTCAGCCCGTGGAAAACTTGGATTTATCAATGCTGGTGGCTTGATTGTGGAGCTAGGCTTTATTTCAAATGCAACAGAACTTGCAGCATTTCATTCAAAATATTGGTCGGCTGCGAAAGCTGTTGCTCAAGTAATTATCGAACATGAAAAAGCCCTCAAGTGA